GTCGCTGAGTGGGAGGCTATCACTGAGGATCAGTTGCAGGACATACTGGGCTTCAAGGCCCCGGTCTCGGCTCCCGTTGTCGCTGCGCCTGCCCCTGTTGCTAAGCCGAAAGCTAAAGGCAAATAATGCGCGGGCGCAAGGAATCGCGTGTGAACGAGGCCGGGAACTATACCAAGCCCGGCCTCCGCGAGCGTTTGTTTAACAGCATCAAGGGCCGAGAGACCCACGGCACCAAGGCGGGGCAGTGGTCCGCGCGCAAGGCGCAGCTTTTGGCCAAGGAATACAAAGCCAAAGGCGGCGGCTATGCCGATTAGGAAACCTCAGCAGTCTCTCAAGGACTGGGGTGATCAGAAGTGGACGACGAAGTCGGGCAAGCCGTCGAGCAAGACGGGCGAGCGCTATCTCCCCACGGCGGCGATTAAGTCGCTGACGCCGGGCGAATATGCTGCTACTACGAAAGCCAAGCGCGAAGGCAAAAAGGCCGGTAAGCAGTTTGTCGCTCAGCCAAAGGCCATCGCTAAAAAGGCGGCGAGGTTTCGATGACCACTTCGGGCACATATAATTTCGGCACGACCGAACAGATCGATATCATCACGGAAGCCTACGAGCGCGTGGGCCGCAATCCCTCGACGCTGTCCTCGAATGACATCGATAGCGCCCGTCGCTCGATCAACTACATGTTCTCCGACTGGGCGAACAACGGCCCGAACCTGTGGGCGGTGGATCTGCAGTCGATCGTTCTGACTCCGGGCACGCTCTACTACGACCTGCAGCCACGCACGGTGTCGCTGCTTCAGGTCTATACGCGCACCATATCTGGCGGCCAGAACCTCGACCTGATGATGTCGCCGATCAGCCGCGCTGAGTACGACGCCATTCCGTACAAGTCTCAGCTTGGCGAGCGCCCGTTCCAATATTATTTCGACCGCACGATCACGCCACGGATCTACATCTGGCAGGCGCCGCAGAGCGCAGGCGTTACGCTGTTCTATCACCGCATGAAAATCCAAGAGGACGCCGGCGCGTTCACGGACAGCATGGACGCTCCAAATCGCTGGATGGAAGCTATTGCCGCCGGGCTTGCTGCTAAGCTGTCTGTGAAGTTCGCGCCCGATCGCCTCTCGTTCCTTCAGGGCCTTGCTGACGGCGCTTATGAGCGCGCTTCTGCGGAAGACCGTGAGCGCGTCCCGCTTCGTATCACCATTGATCCGACCGGAGGGTACTGATGCAGTACGCATATGGACGCGGGAAGAAGCATCGGACCGGGCCCCAGTTCGACGCGAAAGATCCGAAAGCTATTGCGATATGCGATGGCTGCGGATTCCTTGTGCAGCACACCCACCTCCGGGAGAAGAAGGACTATCGCGGCGGCTCGACCCCGGTGGGCCTGAAGATCTACGTCTGCGCCTCGTGCGACGACGTCCCTCAGCCCTACTACAGCCGCCTGCTGCTGCGTCCCGATCCCGTTCCGGTAAAGAACCCGCGCCCCGATTCTCAGGACGCGCAAACGGATGCTCAGGAAGCCGCTGCTAACGCTTTCTCGCTCTACCTGAATCAGCTATACGGATTGGCATAATGGCTAACGTAAAGATCACTGACCTTACAGCAGCCTCTACCCCGCTCGCCGGGACCGAACTGCTGGAGATCGTCCAGAGCAGCTTCAGCCGCAAGGTTGCCGCCTCTGACATCGCGGCGGCTGCGACGAACGTCCGCACTGTCGCCACCGGTGGCACGGGCGCCTCGACTCTGACCGGCGTGGTCAAGGGCAACGGCACGTCGGCCTTCACTGCCGGCACCGTCTCGCTGACGACTGAGGTTTCAGGCACGCTGCCAGTCGCGAACGGCGGCACGGGCGCGGCGACGCTCACGGGCTACGTCAAAGGCAACGGCACGTCGGCAATGACGGCAGCGGCAACTGTGCCGTTCGAGGATCTGGCTGGTCGGGCCTTCGCTCAGCCGTCGAGCACTGCAGATCAGACCGGCAACGTGTCGGCGGCCACTGCTGTGACGTTCAATACCGACCTCACCGGCACCGGTATCAGCGTCGTTGCCAGCACGCAGATTACGTTCACCGCGGCTGGCACTTACATGCTTTCGCCGTCGATTCAGTTCGTAAACTCTGCCGCAGCCGATCACGACGTGACAGTGTGGTTCCGGAAAAACGGCACCAATATCGCTAACTCGGCCACGATTCTGACGGTTCCGAAAACCGGCGACGGTGGCTCTGCCGTGTTCAGTCTGAGCTTCTTTGACACGGTCACGGCTGGGCAATACATCGAGATTATGTGGCTGCCAGAAAACATTGCCGTTACCGTTGAAGCCATCGTTGCTGGCGCCATTGCCCCTGCAATCCCATCCATCATCTGCCCCGCTATGCGGATCGCCTGATGATCGAGGAGCTCATCTCCCGCGTGTTTTATGCGCGCAATCTGGCTCACTTCGAGCACTGGCGCGCGAAGGGCGAAGGCAGCTTCGCCAAGCACATGGCGCTGGGTGAGTTTTATGATGGCGTCATCGACACCATCGATCCGTTGGTCGAGGCGTATCAGGGCGCCTTCTCGCTGATCGGGGCCATTCCCGCACCGAAGCAGACCATGAGCGATAGCCTGAAGTGCCTTGAGGCCGACGCGAAGTGGATCGAGGAGCATCACGAAGAGATCTCCAAGGGCAACCGCGCCGTTGGGAACCTCATCGATACGCTGACCGCGGTCTATCTCTCGGCCATCTATAAGCTCAAAAACCTCAAGTGACGGACCCGACATGGCTGAGATCGACGAAACTGAAGCCCGCCTGACCACGCATGAGGCTGTCTGTGCCATCCGTTACGAAGGGCTGTGCGCTCGGTTAAAACGATTAGAAAACATCGGTATTGGCGCTGCCGGTTCTATCATCGCAATGCTGGTGACGATTATATTTAGAATTGGCTGATGACCAAGCGCAAAGTTGCGCCACTATGTCATATAACTAAAACATTTCTGTGCATTAGACTAGATTGCAGCACGCCCGATCTAGGAGAAAGAGCCGTGGCCGCGCGCAAAAACACGATCCCAGACAACGCTCTGATAGAGGCGTGGGAGCGTTGCAATTTCTCTCCAGCCGCCGTTGCCAGAGAGCTTGGCACGTCTGAGCGGAACATCTACGCCCGCCGCAACGCGCTGATCGCCAAGGGCATTGACCTGCCGACAGTCAGGGCGTCCACATCGCCTATCAGCCGATCAACGTATAAAAAAGTGATCAACCGCGAAATCAGTGATGGTGTCGTCGTCGTCGGCTCCGACGCGCACATCTGGCCCGGCCCTGACACCATCGCCCTCAAGGCCTTGCTAATGGTGACCGCCGACCTCGGTAAGGACGTGCGTATGCTCGTCGCTAACGGCGACTGGCTAGACGGTGCGTCAACTAACCGCCACGACCCGCACGGCTGGCAGCACCGACCGACGGTAAAGGAGGAAATCGACTGCGTCACTGACGCACTGCACCGCTGGCGTATGGCGGCTAAGCCTGCGCGCACGGGCGTGGAGTCGATCTACACGGTCGGCAATCACGAGGTAAATTTCGAGCGTCGCATCGCCACTCAAGCGCCAATGTACGAGGGGCTGCCCGGCCTTCGCCTGACCGATCATTTCCCCGAGTGGGACGTTACGTGGTCATGCTGGCTGAACCGCGCCAGCACGCACCCGGTTATGGTCAAACACCGTCAGGCGAACGGCGTGCATGCCGCCTACAACAACACGCTGAAGAGCGGCGTCAGCATTGTGACCGGCCACACGCACATCCTCGAGGTCAAACCTTGGGGCGACTATCGTGGCCGCCGCTGGGGCGTGCAGACAGGCACGCTGGCCGAGCCCACCGGACCGCAGTTTGAGTATGCCGAGAACGGCTACACGCCCGCCTGCGCCGGATTCGCCGTGCTCACCTTCAAGGAAGGGCGGCTGCTGCCGCCAGAGATCTGTGAGGTGATCGAGGGGCGTGCAATGTGGCGCGGGCAGGTTGTGATCGATGACCACGCCGACTATCTGGCTGAGCAGGGGGTGACGCCGTGAGTAGGGTGAAGCAGGCGTTAAAGAACCTGCGCGTTGCATATGAGGCGCGAGACGCGGCCTTGGAGCGCGCCGCCGCCGCCACCTATGCTGAGTTTGCGGCAATTGTCACCCAATACCAAAACGAGTATAAAGAAGCCCTACGACAAAGCGGGGAGGCCGGCGATGCGATGGATGACTGAAGCGCACCGCCTGATCGGTACGCGAGAGGTGCCGGGCGCGGGCAACAACCCGGTGATCATGAGCTGGGGCAATCGTCTCGGCGCGCGTGTGCTAGGCATTGCCTACGGCGCCGACAGCGTGCCGTGGTGTGGGCTTTTCGCCGCGCACTGCGTCACGCAGGCCGGCCTCAAGCCACCCCCCATTGCCATCCGCGCCAAGGCGTGGGCGTCGTGGGGTGAGGGGCTTTCGCTTGTAGCTACACGGCCACCGCTGGGCGCAGTCGCCGTGTTCAGCCGTGATGGTGGCGGTCATGTGGGTTTTGTTGAGAGTGTCAACCGCGACGGCTCGTTCAATATTCTGGGCGGCAATCAGGGCGACGCCGTCAGCGTGCGCCGGTTTGACCGCAGGCGCCTCATCGCACTGCGCTGGCCGAGGGGCGTGGCGTGGCCGCTGCAGGCACCGTGGGCTGCTGCCCCGGCGCCAGATACGTCAGGCGAAGGTTGAGTTTCACTGAGGAGGACTGATTATGGTTGATTTTGTTTTGAAGCGTCTGCGCGAGCCGAGCACCTACGCTGGCTTCGCTGGTCTGGCTGCCGCTGTCGGCATTGCTGAGCCGTTGTATCAGGCCATCTCTGCCGTGATCATGGCCGCTGCCGGTCTGGCTGCCATCTTCCTGTCCGAGAAGAAATAAGCGTGAAGCTCCTTGCGTCCCTGCTCAGCGTATTTGCCGCTATACTCACGTGGTGGAAACAACGCGCGCTCGTCGAGCAGGGGCGTAAGGAAGCTGCTCTGGATGCTATAGTGGAGGTCGAGGCCCATGTTGAGAAAGCTGAAGCCGCTGTGGCTACTCCCGATCCTGTTCGTGACGAGCGCCTGCGTAAGCGGTTCGACCGCGCCGCTGGTGGTCAGTGACTACTGCCGCATAGCCAAACCTATTGGCTACGACAGCCGGGTTGACAGCGCCGAGACGATAAGGGCAATTGAGGCGCACAACTCGGCGTGGGTGTGTGTATGCGAATCAGATTGTCCCGCTAGTAAGCCGTCCTAAAAGTGGTATAAGGTCACATCATGGCCACAGCGATGACATATAGCAGCTTGCTCAACGACCTCCGGAACTATCTGGAGCGCGGGGCAACGCTTGCTACGGACCCGTCGGTCTACATCCAGCTTCCCAGTCTGATCGGCCTCGCCGAACGTCGACTCGCCCGTGAACTGAAGATTCAGGGCACCGTCACCGTGGTGTCGTCGACGATGACAACGGGCGAGCCCACCTATCCCAAGCCCGACCGCTGGCGCGAAACCGTCAGCATCCGCGTCGGCACTGGCGCTGGCTACAACGTCACGCAGGAGGTTTTCCCGCGGTCGTATGAATATATGCGTCAGTACTGGCCGAACCAAACGCTGACTGGGACGCCGCGGTTTTATGCTGACTACGATTATTCGCACTGGTTCTTCGCGCCCACGCCGAGCGCCCCGTTCCCTTACGAACTGATCTACTATGAGCTCCCGCCGCTTCTCGGTGACGATCTCCAAACGAACTGGTTCACGGAATACGCGCCAAACGCCTTGCTCTACGCCTCGCTTCTGGAGGCCGCCCCGTTCCTCAAGAACGAAGAGATCATCCCGATCTGGCAAGGATTCTACGACCGAGCCGTCGCCGCGCTGAACGGCGAAGATATCCGCCAGATTGCTGATCGTGGCATCATCCGCAGGGAGGACTAACAGGTGCCATCCTTCACAAACACCTTCGGTGGAACGAACATCTACGCTGCGAACGTAAGCTATCGCGCCGTCGCGCTGACTGCGAACGTCACCCTGACGTGGCCGACCGAAGTCGCCACGAACACGAACGTCGTCGCCTCCATCATGGATGTCACCCCGTCTGTGGGCAGCCTCACGATCCGCATGCCGGATGCGTCTCAGGCTTCGGTCGGCGAGACGGCGCTGTTTTTCAACGTCGGCGCGTTCTCGTTCACGGTCGCTGACAACGGCGGCAACACGATCCAGACGATTGCCCCCGGGGAAGCGTGGCAGGTCTACCTTACCGACAACACCACGGTGAACGGGACGTGGCGTTCGATTGAATACGGTGCCGGTACGTCGTCCCCGTCCGCGAGTGCGCTGGCTGGTGCCGGCCTCAAGGCCATCACGACCACGCTGAATCAGGCGGCTCCGACAACGCTGCTCTCGGCGGACTACACGCTCACCTCCGTCGACCGCGCTCGCGTCCTCGTCTGGAATGGCGGCGCCGGCACGTTCACGATGCCGTCCGCAGTCACTGCTGGTAACGACTGGTTCTTCGACGCTCGCAACTCAGGCAGCGGCGGTCTGACGATTGCCCCGGCTGGCGGCGAGCTCATCAACGGGCAGGCTTCTCTCAACTTCAGCCCGGGCGATAGCGCGCGGATCCTGACGGACGGCACCAACTTCTACACGATTGGCTACGGCCAGAGCGCGACGTTCGCGTTCGATTACGTGTCGATCAGCCTGACCGGCCAGCCGAGCCCGTACACGCTGTCGGGCACGAACCTGAACCGCATCGCCTACCAGTTCAGCGGCATCCTGACCGCGAACATGCAGATCATCGTGCCGAACACGATTCAGCAGTACTGGATTCGGAATACCACGACGGGTGCCTACAGCCTGACCGTCAAGACCGCCGCAGGCACCGGCATCTCCGTTGTCCAGAACGGCGCAGCGATCCTGTATTGCGACGGTACGAACGTCGTCGAGGCC